GAACCCCCGCGGTTTCGACCAACGCGAAAAGCGCCGGGTCGATGAACTTCTGAAAAAGGCCGAGCTGGAAGAGCTTAATCCTTAATGGAAGAAGAGGAGAACGAGCCCGTCTCCCTCCCGCCCCAGCCCCCCTCCGCTGTCATCGTCAATAGACGATTGATGGTGTGGGGGGCGGATGGCTTGCCCGTTCCTTCCTCTTCCCCCCTCATAACAAAACCGCAGTTAGAGGCCCTGGCCGGCGCCGCGATGTCGCTTCCTTACGTAGACCCTTTGGGGCTAGACGGCGGCGAGTTTGACGGCCTGACTAATGCAGAGGTCATGATGATACGCATGGCGCGGAAAGCCGCTGAAGGGGATTTGGCCGTCGCGTCTGAGTTGCTTGATAGGGTGCTGGGCAGACCTAAACAGTCGGTGGAAAGCAAGAGCATCCGCATGTCATATGAAGATGTCTTAAAAGAGATGGCGCGGCAGCAGCAGGGTTTTTCAGATATCCCGCCATCCTCTGATGCTGCCGCCGCTGATGACGATTGGGGCGAGGGGTTGACACGATGATACTTGACAACTCTCTCCTTGAGATCCACAACCGGCTGAACACCGACCTTGAATTTTTTGCGGCCAAAGCCCCTATGATGGTGAAGGACAAAGAGGGGGATTTGGTGGTGTGGATGCTTAATCGCGCTCAGAAATATATCCACAATCGTATCGAAGATATGTGGCGGCGCAAGGGCTTCGTCCGCGTTCTGGTATTGAAAGGACGGCAGCAGGGTGTGTCCACCTATACAGAGGGTAGATATTACTGGAAGGCTTCGCGTCACAAGGGGAAGTCGGTCTTCGTTTTGTCCCACGACGGATCAGCTACCCACAAATTGTTCCGCATGGTCAAGCGGTTTCAGGAAGGCGCCAGGGTTGAATTGCGGCCAGAGGAAGGGGTGTCGAATCGCAACGAGTTGGTGTTCGGCGGGATAGGCAGCGACTTCGCTGTTGGAACCGCCGGGTCTGAAAACGTGGGCCGCGGTGGGACAGCGCAGTATTTTCATGGGTCCGAAGTGGCGTATTGGGAAAACGCGGAAGAGATACAGGATGGTGCCCTTGAGTCCATCGCCTTGATAGGGACAGAGGTGATTTTGGAATCCACAGCAAATGGCCCAATCGGTCTTTTCTATGGCAAGTGCATGGACGCGCTGAAGGGGGTAGGAGACTACGAGTTAATATTTATCCCGTGGTATTGGCAGGAGGAGTATGAAAGAGACGCTGATGGCTCCCCCCTCACCGAGGAGGAAAAGGTATATGCCGACCTCTATTTTAAAGAGTTCCCTAAAGAGAAGTCTTACCGTAAGATCTTGTGGCGCCGGGCTAAAATAGTTGAATTCAGTAACGGGTTGTCCTTCGAAAAGGGGTTGCGGAAATTCAGACAGGTGTACCCGGCCAATCCTATAGAGGCTTTCCAGGCGTCGGGCATCGGGCTTATAAATCCCGGCGCGATCATGGCGGCGAGAAAGAACAACACACTGACCGATGACAACGCGCCTTTGATCATGGGTGTGGACTCGGCGGGCAGTTCCGAAGGCAGCGACAGGACGGTGATTGTTTTTCGGAGAGGGCGGTATTTCGAGGAGATGATAAAGGTCCCGAAAATGCCGAACATGGACATGGCGCTGGCCGGTGTCTGCGCCAATCTCATCCAGAAAAGAAACGTGGATATGTGCTTCTTCGACGTGGGGTACGGCCACGGCACCATCGACCGATTGCATGAGTTGGGGTTCAGGCAACGGGTTCAAGGAGTGGGATTCGGGGAGAGAGCTATCCGCCCCGAAGTCTATCTTAACAAGCGGTCGGAGATGATGATAGACGCGGCGGAGTGGGTGAATGGGGGCGGGGTAAGGATACCGGATGACGACGAGGTTCACTCCGACTTCGCTGCGATACCACTTGACGAGACCACCTCAAATGGGTTAAAATACATCAAAGCTAAGAAAGATATCAAAAAGCTGTTGGGGGGAAAGTCGACTGATATCTATGACGCCTTCGCTCTCACATTCGCCTATCCGGTTAGGAGAGCGGACAACCAATCAATGTTTCGCAAGCGGAGCGTTGAGGGCGAAGACGTGATAGGTTTCAGGAAGAAAGAAAATAACAGCCCCTTGTCGTCGATGAGAAGGATACGAGGAAAATAGCATGAGTTCACATTCTGTTATCGGCCAGGCGTATGGATTATTCAGTCCGGGTCTTCGTCAGCGCGAGGAGGAGGCGCGGGCCGAGCGTGACAGAACCGCCGACCTGGCCCGGCAGAGAGAGGCGCAGCTGGCTGCGGAAGCGGCGGCTAAAAAAGAAGCCGAAGAGAGGGCGAGTGTTCGAGGGGCGACGGCGGGTTCCGGATACGGCTTCCCCTCTATTTTGAGCATGGGTTTCAGCGGTTCGGTGCAGGCGTCGCAGCGAGAGGACAGAATTTCGGGTCGGGGGAGAATTTTCGGGAATTGATAAACGGTGTGGCCGGCGATAAAAGATACGTCCCATCCCTGTGGGGGTTTATCGGGCGCCACCTCTCGCCCTCGCCGGCCCCCCGTTCTTAGGAGACATTAAAATATGGCATCCGACATCAATAGGTATCTTTCCCGCTACCGGGATCTGGAACGTGAGAAGGCCCCGTGGAACATTCACTATCAGAAGTTAGCAGAGGCGTTTTTAACGCGCAAATCCAATTTCACGTCCACCATCTCCCCCGGTGACTTTCTCCAGGCGAATCTCTTTGACAACACCGGCCAGTTCATGGCATGGGTCATGGCGTCGGCTTTCCTTTCCATGCTCTGGCCGGACGCGTCGCGCTCCGTCATTCTCGATCCCGTGTTCGAGATAAAGGACGAGCCGGGGGTGGATGAGTATTTCCGGTATGTAAATAGGCAGATGCAGCGGGCGATGGATAACCCGAGGGCGGGGCTTCTCCTCGCGTTTCAAGAACACTTCTTAGAACAGGGGGTGTTTGGGACGAGCGGTGTCGGCGTGTTTGACGGTCCTGATAAGACTACTCCCGTAATCTATGACGCCTGGGGCATAAAGAATATGTGCATCTCGGAAAATGCGCAGGGCTTCGTAGACACGATATACTCACTTCGGAAATATACCGTTCGCCAGGTCGTGGAAGAATACGGCGATAAAGATGTCGTAGCCCCCCAAGTTTCGGAGGCGTATAAGGGCGGTCGGTACGAAGAGGAAGTGGAAGTGTTGAAGGTCATAGAACCGCGCCGGGCAGCGGACAGGCAGGGGAAGGAAGGCGTCTACGGCATGGCGTTTAAGACCTGCCACATAGATCACACCAATAAGGTGATGATGCGAGAAAGCGGCTATCACGAGCTGCCGGTCTTTGTGGTTCGCTTTTTCAAGAGCATAGAAGAGGCGTATGGGCGTTCCCCTGGAATGGTGGCTCTGCCCGATACTTCGTCCCTTAACGCGCTGAAAGAGGCGATTATCATAGCCACCGAGAAACAGCTCGACCCCCCTCTCTACGTTCTGGATGATGGGCGGTTAGGTGGCGGGGTCATAGACACTTCCGCCGGCGCGTTGAATGTCTTTAACAGTTCAGGCCGGATAGGTTCCGACAAGCCCATAGGGGCGTTATACACGGTGGGGGAATTGCAGAGCGCGGATAAACTCGAGGAGAAATTTAAAGAAGCGATTACCCAGGCGTTTTATGTCGACCGCCTTCTGGATCTGAATAATAACGTCCAGATGACGGCGTTTGAAACGTCGGTTAGAAACAGGATGCGGGGGGAATCGCTAGGATCGCTATTCGCCCGGCAAGAATTGGAACTACTCACCCCTTTGGTGGAAAGGACTTTTAATATCCTTTATAGGAAGGGAATGTTAGGGGTGGCGATGTCGGGGGCGATGGGGCTGGCGAAAAAGGCGTGGGCGAAGGTATTGGGGCGGGAGGCGGTAATCATCCCCGAAGCCGTGTTGAAGGCCATAGACGAGGGGCTCGATGTATTTGACGTGCGCTATGTTTCCCCGGCCAAACGGTTCATGCAGTCAGAGAAATTACAGGGTATACTCACCTTGTCTGACTTTGTTCTCCAGAACGGGCAGACTATGCCCGGCCTTTCCGATAATTTTGACGTTGACGACATAGCGCAGAATTTGGTTAAATACTGCGGTGCCCCGTCCACGTCACTGAGGACAGTCGACGCCATTAAACAGTTAAGAGCTGATATGGCGGCGCAGCAGAAACAGGCAGACGAGATCGAGTCCGCGCGGGCGGTGTCGGAGGCGGCCAGGAACTTCGGGCAAGCGAAACAGTCTATGGGCGGAGGGATGGGGTCGTTGGGCGGTGGCGGGGCTAAATAACAGGAGGAAGCGATGACAAAAGAGGAACAGGAAGAAGTAAGGAAAGCTGCGGAACAACGAAGAGCGTTGGAAGCGAAACAACTCGGTGAGTCCATCAACGCCCTCCTAAAGACAGCGGATGGCAAAAGGGTGTTTGGTTTTTTGTGCCGGGTGTGCGGTTTCAATCGCTCCTCCCTGGTGGTGGACCTAACCACAGGGGATATAAAAAACAGCAGCACAGCGTACAACGAAGCCCGGCGCGAGATATACCTGCGTCTTAGGGCCTTCGCGGATTCAAATTTGCTGAAAGAAATCGAGTACCAAAAGGAGAACCAATAATATGGGAGAGGAACAGAAAGCGGGAGCGGGAGCAGGGGACGGGAAAGCGGACGACGGAAAAGTGCTGTTCAATACCATCGTCCCGAAGGAATTTCACGACAGGCCCTATCTGAAAGACATCCTGGGTATGCCCGTCGGTCCGGAGGCGTACAATGAGGTATTTAAAAAGCTCGACGGCGCAGAAAAGCTGGTCGGAAAGAAGATCGGGATACCAGATTCCGCTACCGCTTCCAAAGAGGAGTGGGATCAGTTTTACGCAAAATTGCGCCCTGAGACCCCCGACGCTTACGACTTCGAAGTTGAAGACGGAGCGCCTGCTCCTGATGAAAACTTCGTCAAAGGAGTGAAAGGCATCTTCCATAAGGCCGGGCTCACGAAACAACAGGCCGCTGTTCTCCAGGCGGACTTCAATGCTATGGCAAAAGTGCAGAGCGCCGAACAGCAGAAGGCCGCCGCCGCCCTTGACAGGCAATTCGAGGAGCTGACGGCCAAGACGTTTGGGGCGGACAACACAGAAGTTCTCGCCCACACAAAAGAGATGATAAACAACTTCACTCCCGAGAACCTGAAGCCTTATGTGGCCAAACTCCCGAACGAGAGCTTGGTGGTTTTGGCCGGGATTCTCAATGGCGTCCGCGCCAAGTACATGAAAGAGGACAACCTTAACGGCGTCGGTGGGAAACCGGCGGGGTCTGATCCTCTCGCTGCCAGAGAGGAGGCGCGGAAGTTAATGGCGCTCCCTGAGTATAAAGACGCTTTCCATCCCCGGCATAACGAGGTAGTGGCGAAGATAAACGCTGTCTATGCCGCCCTCCCGAAAGATGGGGGTAAAAAATAGAAAGTTCTTGACAGCCAGTGGCTTTTGTTGTAGAATGGTGGTATAAGTGCGGATACGTTTTTTCTTCTTATCCTAGATGAGAAAAGAAACCCCGCTGTTTGGTGGGGGACAATCACCCACCCGCGACCAGCGTAAATGGAGAAGGCACCCTCGGTCGGTTCGAGGATACTGACTTCGCTTAAAACAGTAGACGGGCTTTGTTTCTTTTCGGCAATCTAAGACGGTTAAGGAGAAATAACTATGGCAGGCGAGACGATAGATGCAGCGCTGGTAATTCAGTTTTCCGATATGGTGCATGTGGCCGCTCAGCAGAACAAGGCCAGACTGCGCCCCTTCGTTCAGATCAAACAGATGAGCGGGGATAAGTTCGCTTACGACGGCATAGGTTCCGTCGAAGCGTCCGAGATTTTCGGCAGGCACCAGCCCGTCGTGTTCTCGGATATCGAGCACCGCAGGCGGAAGATCTCCCGCCGGCGCTTCCAGATCACCCTCCCCATCGATGCCTCCGACGTGCGCGGTATGCTGTTAAATCCGCAGTCGGAATACGCCGGCGCGTGTGTAAGGGCTATGGAGCGCGTGTTCGACCGGATCGTGGTTGAAGCGATGTTCGCCACTGTCTACACCGGGCGCGACATGGACACCTCCGTGACTTTCGCGACCGACGGCGGGACTACGGTTACCGCCACCGGGGGTTTGACGTACGAGAAACTCCTCGAAATCAATCAGAAGTTCATGGACAACGAAGTCGGTAACGACGTACCCGAGCAGATAATCCTCGGCCTTTCCGGTGTGGAGCATACCATGCTGATGAAAGAAACCGAACTTATAAGCAGCGACTTCACCAGACAGTATGTTGTGGAGAAGGGACGCATCTCGCAGGCCGCGGGTATGCAGATAGTCCTGTTTGCCGGCGATGTGAACAACCCTATTCTGGACGTTAATTCCAGCGTAAGGGACTGTTTCGCGATGTCTACCCGCGCCATGTGCGTGGGCATGAGCAAAGAGATGGGCCTCAAAATCGAGGAACGCTCCGACCTCATCGAAACGACCCAGGTTCAGATTATATTTGAACTCGGCGCCGTCCGCACTGAAGGCATACTGATGCAAAAAGTTCAGACGACTGACGCATAATAGTGCCGAAGTCTGTTGTTCCCTCCGCCTCCCCGCTAAAGGGGGCGGAGGATTCAGTAAAATCTAAGGGTTAAAGGAGACACTATTATGGCAGTAGTCAATGAGTGGGTGGACAGCTCAGTCGAAGCGGGCAAAAAGGGAAATCCGGCCAGCATTATGCCCGGCCAGGTGTTCGCGTTCGCGCAGAACTTTGAAATCGCGGCCGCCGACAGCGACACCTCGATATACAAGGTGGCTCGGCTGAAGTCAAACTTCATCCCGGTTCAGATACAGATAAATGCCGACGACTCGCTCGGCACGTCGTCCATATCCCTCGGTCTGTATAAGACCAACGGGGATGTGTTGGACGTCGACATCTTCGCCGCGGCTTCCGACTATACGGCGGGAATGGCGATGGGTTCCGAGCTTGACGGTCTTACCGCGCTTCCGATAGCCGATGTGGGCAAGAAAATATGGGAGATCACATCTCTCGGCCTGACTATCAGCACGAAAGAAGACGCCTACGACCTGGCTTTCACAGCCCCCACCACTGGCGGGGCTGCGGGCACCATAGCGATTCGCGGTATCTTCATAGCCGGCTAACGTAGTCTGGCAGTTACCTACCCCCTCTCCGTCGTGTAAAATGGCGGAGAGGGGTTATACCAATTTTCGGGAGGACAAGCGCATGGTCGCAACCGAGCCGTTGTCAGAAGTTGATATCTGCAATCTCGCGCTTGACCGGCTCGGACAACGAGCTATCGCTTCCATAGACACGCCCACGACCGAGATAGAAACCATTTGCGCCCGGCACTACCACCAGATTCGCCAAGAACTCCTCCGCAGTTACATCTTCAATTTTGCCAAAAAATATGACGTGTGGGAAAAAGCGACGGATGTGACTCCCCCGTTCACCTACACTTCCGCTTTTTATTTGCCCGATGACTTTCTCCGCCTTTTGGTTCTCGGCGACATCACGATTGGCGCACAGATAACGGGAACGCTGTATGACATCGTTGAGTCCTATATCTACACCAGCAGCGACGACGACGGAGACCTGAATGTCGTGTATATTAAAGACGCCAAACTCGTGACAGAGTTCGACCCCCTCTTCGTCAAATTGTTCAAACTTACTCTGGCGCAGAGCATGGCGTATAAATTCACTCTTAAAAACCAGTTCGTCATAGCTCTAGACAATGAACTCCAGGACGCGATAGTGAAGGCGGCGGCCATATCCGGCCAAGAGAAGCCCCCTATCCGCATCCAGAACAGTAAATTGATAAATGCCAGATCCACCGGCATACGCGGCGCAAGCAAGTATTACGATTGACAACTATGGCCAATGCTTCTATCGTGAATTTTGTGTCTGGCGAAACGTCTCCGAAGTCCAGGGGGCGTTTTGACATACCATCGTATTCATCTTCGTGCCGGAAGATGGAGAACTTCATAGCCGAAGTCCAGGGGTCGGCGCGGTTCAGGCCTGGTTTTTCTCACATCTATAACACGCGGGCGAACCAAGTTGCTCGTCTTGTCCCTTTTCAGCTAAACGACGAGCAGGCGTATATGCTGGAGTTCACCGCGGGCAAAATGCGTGTCTATAAAGATGGCGACATTTTGACCACCGCCCGGACTACCATAACCGGGGCCACCAAAGCAGCCACCTGCGTAATAACAGTCACGTCCACTTCTGGACTCGCCAACGGGGACGAGATAATTCTAACTGGTGTCGTAGGTATGGTCGAGTTGAATAACCGGCCTTTTAAGTTGGCGGGAAATTCCGGGTCCACCTATCAGCTTACCGACCCCACAACCGGAACCGGAATAAACTCCACGAACTACGGGGCGTGGGTATCGGGGGGCACGCTGGTCGAAGTTTACGAGATAGCCACCCCCTATACGTCTGTAGACGACTTAGACGGCATAACTTTCTCGCAGACCCGTAATGTCATGTATCTGGCGCACTACGTCTATACCCCGCGCAAGCTGACTGTGGACAGTTCGGATGTTTTCACGATGGTGGAATACACCAGGACAGCCGATCCTTTTAACCCCGGCGCGGCTCTGGCAATAACTGAGGCGGTAGCTGACGCGTCCGCTGACCATTTCATCGGAGTTACGACCGCCGGGACGGTCAGTAACATGGCGGTTTACGTATTCGCCGGGTGTGAGGAAGTGGCGGGCATAGACGGCCTCTCTTTTAGGATAGGCTCTACCCCCATTTCGGGAACCACTTACCCGATTTACAATCGTTTAACTCTTGAAAGGGTGAGTGCCGCCAGCGCCTACACCACCGCGATAGCTGGCGGAACGGCGACCGCAGCCACGGACCGCCCCATCTCCGTGGCTTTCTACGAGAGCCGGTTGGTCTTCGGCGGGACAGATCTGAGGCCGAGCACTCTCTTTCTCAGCCGGTCCCCGTCCAGCACAGGCGCGGCGCGGTTCGATGATTTCACCGGGGGGACGGACGCAGACCACGCCGACTTCTTCACCCTGGCTCCGGTCAACGGGACGGTTGACTACATCACCTGGATAGGCGGGACGACTAAATATTTGCTGGCTGGCACCTTCGGTGGCGTGTTCAGGATATCGGGTGGGGGCGTGGACGAGCCCATAACCCCTACGTCCATAAATGTCAAACAGATAGACGCTTTTGGGTGCGAGGCCACCGCCCCCGTTTTGAACGGGTCTATGGCGTATTTCATCCAGAGAGGCGGAGGGACGTTAAGGGCGATAAAATACAGTGCCGACGTAGACGACTTTGTTAGCGTCGACATGTGTTTAAATGCGGACCAGATAGGGGATTCGCCCCTCCTTCATGTGGTTCTTCAGGCGGGCAAGCCTGACGCCCTGTGGGCCGTAAGAACAGATGGAGTTCTCGCCGGGATGACGATTCAGGGTTCGGAGGGCATAGCCGGCTGGCATAGGCACGAGTTGGGGGGTACGGCAGCCAAAGTTATCAGCGTCGCGGTATTGCCACAGACGGACGGAGACGATCAACTTTTCATAGTTTCGCAGAGGACAGTAAACGGAGCCACTCAGCGCTGTGTGGAGGTCATGTCCGACCATGTGGTGTTCCCTGACGTAGAGGACTATTTCACAGGTTCGGACAATATGGCGGCCAACCTGGTGACTTACCGGGCGGCTGTGGTCGCGCTTCAGGCGGATTGTGTGAACATGGATGCTGCTGTGACCTATGATAGCACCGCCGCTACGACCATCAGAGGGTTGTGGCATTTGGAGGGGGAGCGGGTGGCTGTTCTGGCAGACGGGGAGGTTTACTCCGACGGACTCACCGCTGACTACCCCACAGTAACAGTGGCGAGCGGGGCAATAACTCTCGCCACCGCTGCCTCCGTGGTCCAGATAGGTCTCCCGTACACCGGCTTTCTGCAAACTCAGAATTTGGAGATGGGTGGGAGAAGCGGCCCCGCACAGACCAAACCCCGGAATATAGTGGCTTTCGGTATAAGGTTTCTTAATACCCTGGGGTGCGAATACGGGACGAATCTGTATCACATGGAGAAGGTGGATTTCTCCGATGACATGACACTGGACGACACATTAGCGACGCCAGTTTTTTCCGGCATAAAAAAATTGCACTATTCGGATGATTACAGTTCCCCCGAAGGAGGGGAGAAGACAGTGTTCATTTCGCAGCGTCTTCCGCTCCCATGCACTGTTCAATTCGTGGATATCGAATACGACACGGCGGACGAGGGCTAAATGCTTATCCCTTTCAAGGTGGGGCATATCGCCGGGATAGACTTGGAGGAGAAGGCGGCGGAGACGGTAGCCCGGCCGGAGATGGCGGCTGCGCTAGACTGGCTGGAGAGAACGGGAAACGGGAAAACAATTGCGTCGGCGAATGGGAGAATAATGTTGGGCGTTATGGGGTTAGTGCCGTTGATAGAGGGGGTCTGTGAAGTTTTCGTGGTCGCGTCGAAAGACCAAAAGCAGCATCCGGCCACGTTTGCCAGAACGGTGAAAAAAGAACTCTTGGAATTACGCCCGAAATTTCGTAGAATACAGGCGATAGCAAAGAACGACGCTTTCCATGACCGCTGGCTTTTCTGGCTCGGCTTTGAGAAAGAAGGGATTTTAAAGAAGTATGATTTTGACGGGTCAGACATGGCGATGTGGGGTCTGACAAAGGATTGAATTTATGGCGGCAGTATCAGTAATATTAGCAGGCGTGAGTATGGCGGCGTCGATAGCCGAGGGGGAGTACGCCAATCGTGCCGCCCGCGACGCCGCTGATTCAGCCGAACGGCAGGCTTCGCTTGCGCGGGCCGAGGCACAGGCGGACGCGGAACGCTACGCTTCACAAGCGCGTTCTTTTAAGGCGACGCAGGCGGTTTCCTACTTAAAGAGCGGGGTCGCGCTTGAAGGTTCCCCTCTTGACGTTCTCGATGAAACAGCGCGTGTGGCTTCCGAGAATCTGTCGGCCATAACAGCGAAGGGGGAAGCGCGGGCGTCCGAGTATCTGACAAGGGCGTCGGAACTGCGGTCGCAGGGACGGCAGGCGCTTACGAGTGGGTATCTCGGGGCTTTGGGTACAGGAATAGGGGTGTTTGGCCGGTCGGGGAGCCGAGCCCCGCAGGACACTACCGAATCTTCGGCTTCGGCCTCGACTCCTATCACCAGGCAATCTATGACTGGGTTTGACGACTACGGATCGCGGCGTTAAAACTATGGCGAAAATAACACGAATTTCTCAGGATGATAGACCATCGTCTCTTACCTCCCCCGTGAGACCTGATTTAGAACAGGCGAATATTATGGGGAAGGTGGGGGCTGTTGCGGATATTGGGGCCAAAGTCGCCGAAGACAACTACGCCAGAAATCAAAAGATTCTGGCTGAGACTTTGGCGAAGAAGAAGGCCATCACTGACGCGGTGAGCGCCGGGGTGTTGGCGGCCCAATATGAAGAAGCGACGCGGGATGTCATTGCGCAAACGCAGGACGAGTTTTACGACAATCCTGACAAAGCACCTGAAGCCCTGCTCCCGCGGCTCCAAGAACTGGAGAAAGGGTATAGAAAACAGGCAGATAATCCCGACGTAGAATTACACGCGGCGCAGTCCTTTGCCACGCAGAATCAGTCGTCTGAACGGGAGATGGGTAATTGGGCGAGTGCGCGGCTTACGGAACGCACGAAAGAGAAAATAGTGGGTCTCCGCGACAGTCTCATAATTTCCGCCGGGCTTAAAAAATCGGTGGTAGAAGTGCAGGCGTTGGCCGCTCGCGTTGACGCAGACGAGACCATAGACAGGGCGTTGGGTAAACAGGCAGCCGCGGAGAAGAGGGCGATTAAGGCCGGCATGTTTAACGCCTTTGGGGAGTCCCAGGCAAAAATAGAACCCATATCCCTCTTGACAGTATTGAAGGACGAAGGCAATATCTATCACAAAAATATCTCTGCCGATGACTATAAGTCTTTGGAAAACAAGGCCCGAATGGGGGCGCAGGGGCTTGAAGTCACTGTCCGAGAGAATGAGTTGGCAAGGGCGTCTAAGGAAGACCAAGATTTAGTGGCCGCGTTTCAAACGGGTAACGCCAACGCCTCCTATACCTCGGCGGAGTTGAGGCGGATAGAGGGCAGACGGGCGGTGGCTGTGTCGCAACTGAAAGAAGGGAAGATAACGCCTGCCATGCGTGACGACATTTTCAAGGTTCAGGCCCGTCGCGAGAGGTTAGTCAAGATAATAATTGACTACCACTATCTCAACTCGAAGCCAGCGTTCGGAGTTGGTGATGATGAGATGCCGGAAGAACTGGCCGTGTCTTTGGCGTCTGTGCAGGGTAAAATACCAACGCCGGAAGACATATCCAATCTACGGATAAAGACGGCGGAGGCGGTGCGCGACGGGAAGATGTCAATGACAGCCGCCACCACGCTTAACAAGAATTTTGCTCTCACAGAAGAAACGTTGGCTAAATCGGCTAAAGAACGGACAGGCTTTGTGATAGCCTGGACGGGCGTTCAGGCTGGTCAAAAGGAACTTAACCGTCTTCTCGGCGCGTTGAAGATGGACCCTCGGAACGAGCGCCGGGCCGGGCTCCGATATTTGGAGTCTGTGAACAGATTTAAGGCAGAGAAAGGCAGCACGCCGTCTCGCCAACAGGCGACTAAAATGGCGCAGGACGCCGTGGATGACATCACGCTGCGCCCTTCATACAATAAAAAATAATGGCACAAGACGAAAACTTAATGCGGGACTTTTCAGGCAATCCGAATCCTAACCCATCATCTAAGTTTGAGGTGGGGGCGGGGCGTTCTGCGCCTGTGGCCGGGGTTGCCCCCGCTTCTGGTTTTGACGCCGCGCCCGTTGAATCTGCGCCTCTATCCGCTCCCGCCGAAGAACAAACGCGGGTGGAGGGGGAGTACAGTGTCACCCCGAGGGTTAACGGAGAGCAGCACATATATTTGAGAACCCCGGATGGCGATGACCAAGATTTAGGGCTGGTGGCTGTCCCCAATGCAGAGGAAATACTCAACAAGATATCGCCCCCCAACGAGATAAGCGGAGCGTGGTACGGCGTCCCCCAGGAAGTCGCGCTTTCGCTGAAGGAGGGAAAACTCCCTCTACCCGCCTTTCTCAAAGGTATGTACGAGAATGGCGAGGTCGGGCACAGGCGCGGGATGTTGGGGACTGAGGCGCTTAAAGGCAAAATATCTTTCTCCAACGCGGCTGTTCACGGAGACGAAGAACTGCTTAAAACCATTGTGAATGAACGCCCGGCCCTTTGGGGGGAGGGTTTTGCCGGACTTATGGGGAATATGCGTTGGGGGGCGGGTGTCGCCGTTCAGATTCTCCCCGGAGTGGCTAGGGGGGCAGGCGCGGGGGCGAAGGATAGCGCCGCCATTCTGGCAGGTCTTGGCGCCGCCACTCTCGCCACAGGGGGACTCGACACCCCCGCTACCATACCTTTGGCCGCTTCCGCTATCTCCCTCGGCATGACTAACGGCATCGTGAAATATACGATGGAGACAGAGGGGGGAAACCTCGCTTTGGATATGTACAAAAAGGGATTTAAAGAGGAGACCATAAGAAAAGTGGCTCCGGCGGCCGGCGCTCTGATGGGGTTTCTGGAAGTCGCGCAGTTTAAGTTTTTAGCCGCGCCATTTAAAAAGGCATTTTTAAAGAAGGTGGTGGACTCCGGTCCCGTAAAGACCGCGCTTGTGGATTGGGTTAAGAACACGATGGGAGAGACGTCTACCGAAGTCGCGCAGGAGGTCGTAACTCAGGCCACTACACAGTTGTCGGCGATGTATGAAAAACGTCCTGAACTCCAGAATAACTGGAAAGCGACGAAGAAGGCATTTCTCGACACTTTGGTAGAGTCTATGGTGGGCATGGCCATAATAGGCGCTCCCGGCGCGGCGGTGCAGGCATATGGAACCCGTGAACAGAAGGCTGGCATCCGACTGGTAAAAGCAAAGATAGAGGACACAGGGGAGATCCCGTCTGCCGCTGTTATCGAAAGGACAATCATAGGCGACGCCAAACCGATTTTTCTCGAAGCGAAGAAACTGAACGAAGGACTGAGGAACACTGACGCTGACCTCAATGCCATCGGGCAGAAGATAGCGGGGAACGACGACGCGAAGGCGGCCCTTCATGCGGCTGTGGAGTCGAGAAAAATAGAGTTGAAAGCCCTTACTCCGGAAATGAAAATATCCCCGGAGTCGGAAGCGCGGGTGATAAAGTTGGCGGAGGAGTTGCAGAGTCTTTCGACGATAGCTGCGGGAGTGAGTGAAGGGGAAAAGATTTCGGCGGCGAGAGAAGTGGAACCGATGGTGCCGCTTAAAGAGCCCAAAACGCCTGTCGAGTATGTCGAGCGCCGATACTCAGAGCAGCAGGCGGTTATCAGTCAACTGGAGAAAGAGAACTCCGTTCTTGACAAAGAATTGGCGGATGTAAACGACGAGATAGTCGAACGGCTGGCCAACGGGCAGACAACCGCCGCTCTCGCGGCTAGGGCGTCAAAACTCGCGGCTAAAATTTCGGAGAACGATGCTAAAGGCGCGGACATCGTAATGACCCCTATGGGTGCGGAAGAGGAGTTGGCTGACGAACTGGAACGCACAGGGGCGATGGGGCTAGTGCGGGCATCCGATTTGGTGGCTATGGAGCGTTCCATAGTGGATAAGGTCGCGGCGGTTAAAATTTCGGCGTTTAAACACGGGGAGGCGTATAGTCGCAGGGAAGTCAAAAAAGTGCAGCGATATATTTCTGAGTTGGTAAAACGGTCGGGCATGACCGATTCACAGAAAAAGCACTTTGACGGTATTCTCCGCAACACTTTAACGGTAGAACAGCTGGAGAAAAACTACCCCGAAATCCGTGATAGAATTTTTGAAGCCGAGGATATAGCGCGGGGCAAAGCGGCGGACGCTTTTCTCCGAAAAGAGTTGAAATCGGCCAAAACAAAACCGACGGGGAAGAAAGCCATCGGGCGTTTAGGCGATGCTGATACGCAGTCGTTGGTTTCAGTTGTGACAAACGCGCTTAAATTAACTCGGGAGCGCTCGGCTTTAGAGATAGCCGACGCAGAAGACGCCCTCCTGAAAACCGAGGATGAGTCAGCCCCCGACTACGCCCCTTTAGAACACGCTAAGGCCCGTTATCAGTTGCAGGCGCTTCAGTACAGGGCAGGCAATCTCTCCATGCGGGACAGCGTGGCCTTCGTTAAAGATGTCGCGTCCATGATAGAGGGGGCGAAGTCAAAGTTTCTCGCACAGAAATTGGCCGAGAAAGAAGCGTTTGCGAAAGAAGTGGATGCGGGGATTAACGACGCGATGGGGCAGATAATCGAGCCCGAGGGCTGGGACAAGGGCCGGGTCGAGAGTTATGGGTGGGTAAAGGGAGCGGAAAAGGCTAGGTCCGTTCTCTGGGCGGCGGGTAAAAAAATCATAGACAATATGTGGTCGTTGGCGGATGCTATCTCCCAGCGATCGTCAAAAAAGACAGGGGGCAGTTGGATAAGCCGAGTTTTTGACCCGTCGGAAGCCGCTATCAGGAAAGACGGATTGATACAAGATTGGCACGACGCTTATGTTGATGCTGCGGCGAAGGCATACGGGTTTGACGGATCCATAGATGCTAAACGCCGGCAGTTAAATAGGTTAAAATCGCGTTTGGTAGAGAGACACGATTTAGGGGCACATAAGAACGCCGCTGGGCAGATCGTGAAATTGGACTTCTCGGTTTTCGAGGCGATTAAACGCTACATGGAAAGGCAAGACCCGACTCTGGCGCAGAATCTTTTTGAACCGACGGGCCTCGCATACACTCCTGAAATGGAAAGGGAGATTTTCGGGGTTTTGACGGACGGGGATAAACGCTTTGCGATGGGGCAACTCGGCCTATACCGCGAAATGTATAAACAGGTCAACGCTATCTATCGCAAAGTGCGTGGAGTAGACTTGCCCTTTAACGCTTTTTATAGCCCCATCTCCGTGATTGGGTTCCGGGGAAAAGATGGTCCGGCGTTAGATCCGGACAGTTCCGCGGCTCTGTCGCAGCATCTCTCCCCTAAAACCACTCTTGGCCCGTGGGCCATAAATCGCACACGCCACACACTCCCCCTCGACCAAACAAGCGCGGAAGCTGTTTTTAATAAGCACGTCTATGACATGGCGCATTTTATCGCGTTCGAGGGGAAAGTCAGAGAGTGGAATAAAGTTCTTGCTACCCCGCGTTTCCGGGCTTTCGTTACGGGGGTTTATGGTTCCGAGGCGCTCCAGGCGCTCGAGACAATGGTATCTCGCGTAACATCGGGCACCCACGAACAGATGCTCATGCGCGGGTTTAACCAGGTCATAACCCGCCTCGCCATAGCCGAGATCGTGGGGAAGGCCGTGGCTATACCTAAACAGTTGTCGGCCATGCCAGCGTTTCTTAATGCCATCCCCATACAAGACCTGCACCTCTTTTTAACCGAGATAGGGAATGTGGCGATCAAAGGCTTTTCAAAAGAGTGGGTGAACTCAGACTTTGTGCGCTCCCGTGGTATGAACCAGTCGCAAGAATTAAGGGCGTGGGAAGATTGGGCGAAGTCGGGGTCTTTTCTCCGCAATCCGTCCATCATAGAAATGTTGGCCAAATTCATTCAATGGGGGGATAAAGTCTCTATTCTTGTGGGCGGAGACGCGCTCTACCGTTACGGGCGATCGAAAGGGATGACAGTTGACGCGGCGGTGGCCGTGGCGTCTAAAACGGCGCGGGATACACAATCCACGGGGAGTATGGATACTTTGTCGGTATTACAGGGGTCAACCGGGGGCGGGGGATTCGCCAGGCTCTTCACCCTTTACCAGAACCAGCCGCTCCAATTCGTGCGCCTTGAAATGCAGGCGTTTAGGGCTATGGCTACTAGAGGATTCCTAAAAGGCGAGGGGCGCATGACGAGGACTGAGGTGGCAAAGACTTTGGTGCTATTTCACATATTCATCCCCATGCTATTTCAAGCCATAGTGGACGCCGGATGGGACGAGGAGAAGCAGAAACGGGCGGCCATATTGGGGTCGTTCAATTCTGTCCCCTTGCTGTCGCAAGTGGTTCTTAAACTCTACCACCAGATAATGAAAGACAGCGACATCCCGATGGGCGCCGGGACCATATACGACTCTTGGATACGCGATCTGGAAAAAGGCACGAAAGAGCTGATGAACTCGGCGTCGGTGGCTGACGTGGCGGGGGCTTTGGCCCTGCTCTCTGACCCCGTTTTTAAGGGGGTATGGGGGCTTCCCACCGAACCTTTCGTGCGAGGGGCGGCGGCGTTGTCTTCAATGGCGAAGGGGGAGGGGGAATTTATGGACAACGTGAAGCTGCTGGCAGGGTATTCACCCTATATGGTCAAAGAACAGGCGAAACGCACTGGCGGGGCGGGGCTCGGTCTCGTGACAGAAAAGGCGCTCTCCGACAGAAAAAAGCGCAAAGGATTTGGGTTGGTTACAGAATAGTTGACAGACTGTGGCGGTTGTAGTATAATATGCAGTAATTCGACAGTTAAGGAGACAATCAAAATGAGAGTCACGAAATGGCAGTTGGCGTTGTTGGTTTTAGTGTTCGCAGTATCTTACGCTGTCGCCCGGACGACCGGCACTTTATACGGCGAAGCCCTGGTGGTTGAAACGACTCGCGGAACGGAAGTGGCATCCATCAGCGCGGCGGGCGCGATAGTCGGGTCATCGATAGACACCGGAAACGGCGTGGCCGAAATGCGGCTTATGAACCAGAATCTCCAGACCACTGACAGTGTTCATTTTGTTTCGGGGACGTTCAGCGGGTCCATAAACGTCGGGGGAACGGTGGGCATAACCGGAACTCTGACTGGCGCGGGCGCCGACTTCTCAGGCACCGTGGCCCCCCATGACGTGTCAGTGACTTCCAATATCACCGCCGGCGGGTACATCCAGTTTCACCCCATATCGCTTCAGGAGATAGTGCAGATGACGCCCACCGTCAAGGGGCAGGCGTATTTCTGTTCAAACTGCACTCCCCCTCTCCCCATATGGACGATAGTCGGAGGTTTCGTAAATGCCGCGGGTACGTTTGTTCCGTAATAGGCGAGTGGTCTCCTTACTGCGGTGGGTGTTTCTGGCTTTGACTTTCATTCTGTGCGCGATGAACTTCTACGTCGAAGACCAGTTGTGGGTAGCCAGAACACCCCCCGCGGTCGGTTTTATGAGTATGCAGTCGCCTGACTACGCCTGCATCTACTACAAAACGGGGTGCGAGAATGTGCGAAGAAGTCTTTTACATAGCGTTTGGCGGTATGCTGCTGTTCACTTGGGGGCATCAGACATACGTAAATAGCCGGATGGCAAACCCGGTCGCGCCTCCGGTGGAAATGCAGAACCCTCAGATAGCAGTTTATGAGGCAGACGCCATACGCAGGCAAATGATAATGCTGGACTATTTGGCGAAGCATCCGGAGGCGGGAGTAGGGGTAGCTGGTATAAAGGGGAAAAGCAAATGAAAAAGATTTTGATGGGCCTGGGGTTGTTGGGATGTCTTGTGGCGGGAGCTGAAGCCGCGTCCCCATCTTATGTTCTCGGAACCCTCCCTTACTCCAATGAGCTGTCCCCATCCATAACCTGCACCACCGGATCCGTTTCCGCCGTGTCCGTGTCGTCTTCGGTAATAACCCGGATAGATACGGCGTTTAACGCGGCGGCGCTCTCTGCCTGCGGAGCGAATTACCAGAGGGCAGAAATAACCACACAGAACAACGGTTCCGTGAATATGTATTGTGGCTATAGCGCGTCTGGCCTCACCGTGTCCAATTCTTTCGCCGTCACCCCCGGGGCTGTATGGGTGTGGAAACTTGGCAAAGGAATGGCAGTCTATTGTTTAAATGCGGCCGGATCGGCTGGAACTCTCATAGTCGGCGGCGTGGCCTGGAGATAAAAATGAAAGCCTTTATCATTATTCTTTTGTGCTCGGTTATCCCCGCGTCCGCGCAGATAGTATCTCCGTCGGGGGCGATGGAAGGATTTGGGGGGAGTGACACCCGATACGTCAACATACTCGGCGACACCATGACAGGCCCGCTTACGCTGTCGGGCAGCAGCTTGACGGTGACGGGTGCGTCACAATTCGCCAGCAAAGTGGGGATAGGTATCTCTGTTCCAGTATTTGATCTTGATATTAGGGGTAGGATGGGGCTAAATGCGACAGGAGACGCAGTTTCTACCTCTATGTTGCAGATAAGTACTACTGTGGCTTCTAGGCAGGGGATAGTTCTTCTGGATAGAACCAGCCTGACAGCAAATGCTGGATTGCCTCTTGCGTGGTATGGGACAAACGCAGCGGCAGGGCTTGTGGAGCAGGGGAAGATAGGTGCTTATTGGGAAAATGCTACTAGCACATCAGCCTATTTTTCCGTTCAACTGCGAGATGATAATGTGGCATCCTCTGAAAAATTACGTATAAATGGCAGTGACGGCTCCGCCTCTTTTTTAGGGAATATCACCGCCACGACTGGCACGATTACCGGCAACGCCTTCTCCGTGGGCACTTCGACCTTTGTGGTTACGGCTGGTAATGTAGGCATTGGCACGACCACACCTGTAGCGCAGTTACATATTAAAGCGTCTGCGAATCAAGATTACGCGCTTAAGATATCATCCTCAACCGGGGAGTCTTCTTTTGGAGTTCATCCTGACGGGCACTTAAGTATCTATGGGTCAACTACTTCTCTGGCAACCTGTGCAAATGCCGCAATGACTTCCAATTCAAGAGATACAGCGGGTTCGGTTACGTTCTCCGGAGCCAATTCATCATGCGGTATAAGTTTCGGTTCACAATATGACGCGACGCCCGTATGCGTTATGACCGGAGTCGTGGCCACCGCCACAGAAGGTGCCATAATCTCGCAGATATCAGCGTCCAGCATGACATTCGTGCCTAACACCGGAGCATGGGACGCGGGTGACAAAGTTAATTATATCTGCGTGGGGATACATTAAGAAGATCGGCGGGATTGAATAAAGGAGACGACGATGCGCTTTCTATTCGCTGTTCTGGTGCTATTACCTTTTCTCCTTAGCGCGAGCACCTATGAGGGGACGCGGTACGAGACTACCGCCGGGAAAGTCTATCAACATTGGAGTGGCAAACTGGACATCGCCGCCTCGACAGCCTCGTGGTCCACCTACACCATAACACTGAATGGAACCGGGGGGAAGATCACCGCCACCACTATTTCGGTGTCGTCCATAACCGTATCCACCATAAGCGCCTTTTCTTCCCCCTCATTAACCGCCATAGCTGTCACGACCACCGCGTTACAGGCGAACATAGACGCCATAAACGCCGTATCCTTGGTGTCGACACAAACATTTACTGGTGGAACTACTTTCGCGTCGTCCGCTACTTTCGCGTCGCCCGCTACTTTCGCGTCGCCCGCTACTTTCGCGTCGTCCGCTGCATTTAACTCCAGTGTATATTTCAATATACCCGCCGCGTCCAGCATGACGCGAACGTGCCCTGATATACGGGGGTCAAGTTTCACCTCTGTCCAATCCCAGGGGACGCAACTCGGCTGCATCCAGAATATGGAATGGGGGACAGACAGCCAAGTAGCTGCCTCCACCACCTGCTTCGCTCTCTTCGGGGGGAGACTCCCCACGGCGCAAGAGGACGACATAGCCTTCAACGCCTACAGTTTAACCGACGAGACCGACGACAGCGAGTGGCTTGGTGACGTCGGGTGGGAAGTTACCGAAAACGGTTTTCTCAGACTTAACACCGGGATCCCGACAGTTGACACGCGAACGACACAACACGTCTATCGGTGTTGGATACCGAGGTAGTTATGTCCTTCTTCTCCTTCTTAACACGCAAAAAGTGGGCCAAACTTGGTGCCCCCGTTCCGTCCAATACGCTTTATGAAGAACTGTGGGCGCGAAATCCGGCGGGGGTGTATCTCCGCGACAGGGACTACCAGGCCATCCCCTTCGCCGACTTCATGGAGTTGGTAGCTGACTACCGGAGGACTGAGCCTTTTTACGCCAAAGACGCTTTTGACTGCGACGACTACGCCGTGTGCTTTGAAGCCGACGTTAAAAGGGGCTGGGCGGAAGAGGCACGGGATCACAAGGCACTGACATTTGGCCAGGTGGACGGGCATAATGCAGAAGACAAACTCCACGCCTGGGTGTGGCACCGGGACGACCGCGGCATTTACCGGTGGATCGAGCCGCAACTCAACAGACAGATGATAGGCACGCCGCGTAGTTTTAGGCTGTTTTGGGGATAAAAGGAGAATTTCACATGCTACCAAAAATCGTAAGTGCCTTGAAACGCGGGCTCTCCGCTATCTTTTTCCCGCCCGGATACGTTGTTCTTTCCGCGTTCACTTATCTATTCTTCTGGCTATTATGGCGGGATGTGGTGGGGGAAAAGCCCTACCCCGAGTACTTCACGTCTGTCTACCTGGCTGTCATTGTCGGGGTAAGCCTCACTGACCTGCTGAAACGCTCTCGGTGGCTTGGGATGAAATAATGGCTTATAGCACCGTAGCTGGCAAAGGGATAACGATTAGAGAGACATTCGCCGCGGCGACCGCCGGCGAGGCCATCCCCTCGTCCTTACTGCTACGCCGCTTCTCTCTTCAGGTGGTGGGCAGCCCGGTGGCGGCCGACAGTTGGATGGTGGTCATCGAAGGGAGCCTGGATGGCACAAACTTCAGCCCCATTCTGACCCACGCCACCGGGGATGGAAGCGACATATCTTTTTCCGGCGCCCTTGTGTTCCCCTCCGCGTATATACGACTCAGAGTGGCGGCGTTAAATTTGGGGGTGGCCACGAGTCTGATAGTGAACGGATTGGCGACAATATGAGACACCTTCTCCCTCTGTTATTCATATTCGCACAGACTGCTCTCGCGTCTGTCCCTGTTCAGCCCACGGTTTTGGTGGACAGCACTTCAGCATCCGGGTTCAACGTGCTCGGGGCCTCCGCCGCCCATCCTGTTTTTATAAGCGGGATAGGCGCGACTGGCGCGACCGGGGCTACGGGTGCTACTGGCGGGGTGGGCGCTACGGGATCTACTGGCGCGACAGGTGCCACAGGCTCAACCGGCGCGGCGGGTGCCGTAGGTGTCGGGATTGAGCGCTACGTCAGGGACACTCCAAAATGGTATGATTGCGCCGTG